AAGGTTGCTGACCGGCGCCTCCGGCGCGGGCGCCAGCGTTGCCTGCGGCGCGGGCCGCTGGCTGGGCTTGCGCTTCTTCGGCTGGCGCGTCGCCAAGTCCGCGAACGGGTGCTTGTGCCCGCCCCAGCCGGTCGACTTGCCGGTGGCGACGATGATGTAGCGGCGGCGCCCGCCCATGCACTCGCGGACGAGGACGCCCTCCGCGAGGAGATCGTTGGTCCGCCTTTTGTAGTGCGTCTTCGAGATCCCAAGGGCTGCGGCACCGGCGATGGTGGCTGGCTCGCCGCTCTCCGCCAGGCAGGTCAGGTACTCGAGGACGGCGCGCCGACTCTCCGCCGTCTGGCGCGCGGCGCTCTTAAGACGGGCGGCACGAACGGCGTTCATGGCACGCGGATGGCGCTGACGCCGCCCTCTCTTACCGTGACGACGACCAGCCACGCGCATGCAGTTAGGCCCTCTCGGACGTACGACATCATGACGATGTCGCCGGAGCGAAAAACGTCCTTGGCGTCGTCGAAGTAATTCGACAGGGCGCTCTGGTTCAGATCCTCGCGGCAGAGGTAGTGCCACAACGTGAAGCCGGTGGCGTAGGCGAGGACGCTCAGGTCCTTGGGGGAGAATGGCATCGTTACTTCCCTATCCTGTGTGCGATGACGCCGGAGGCGGCACCGAAGAAGATGCCGGCCCAGCCGCTCTCGGGGCCGGCGCCGGTCACCGCGATGACGCCGCAGCAGACGCATGCGGCGACGGCAACAGTGCCGAGGAGCCTCATGGCATGGCCTTCAGTGCTGCGCGCAGGGCGGCGGGGGCGGATGCCGCATGCCGGAGATCGCCGCTATGGAACCCATTAAGGGTGCCGCATGCCCATCCCGGATGGTCCCTGACCAAGTGGATGTCGCCGACGATGATGTGGTTCCACTCGGCCCTGACCAGCGGCAACCCGTACTCCGTCGCGATCTTGGTGACGCCGCGGAGCGTGGATGGGTGGAGGGTCCGCCCGGTCATGCCGGCGGCTCCAGGCCGAGAGCTGCAGTGCGCTTCATTTCGTTTATCAGCCGGCCGAAGCTGCTCATGGCAGTAAAGGCGCTGATGGTCGCCGGCGTTTCCGGTTTGATGGCGACGATCTCCTGCAGCACCCGCCGCAGCCGATCGTTCTCAGCCTGGAGGCGGGCACACTCGGTGCCGAGGCGCCTAGTCTCGGCGATGAAGTTGTCGATGTAGGGCTGGTCGATCATTCCGCGCTCCATGTCTTCCGCCCGGCGGACCAGTCGGTCGCCTCGCCTGTCTTCAGCGTCACCCGCCGCTTGTGGTGGCGGTGGCCGCGCTTGGCCTCCGCCCTCAACTCGCCTTCCTGCTCCAAGCGGCTGATCATGGCGCGCACCCGCTGCGGCGGGAGGCCAAGGATCTCCCCGATGTCCTCGCCGGTGAGCATCGGCTTGCCTTGGACCGCCAAGCTGCGGATGATCCCAAGCACCTGCCGGCGCCGGGCCGCCGCATACTTGGCATTCGCAGCGGACGCGATAGGCTGCGTGACCCCGCGCCGCTTCACTCCCCGTACTCCACCTTGTGCCAGTTGAGGCAGCACCTGCTGGGAGGCGTTTCGTCCTCCCACCACTCGTCGCCGCATGTCGGGCACTCGTGGAGCACGCGCCAGCCGCCTTTGCCCCATGCGGCAAAGCCGCCGTCTTCGCCGCGCACCCGCCAGCCGCCGCCGGCCTCTTTGGCCAGCGTGACCTGGCCCTTGATCTCTTGAGGCCAGCCGTCCAGCGCCATGTCCTCGAAGATCTCCTGAAGGTCGGAGAGTTCGGAGGAAAGGCAGATGCTTTCGTCAGGGCGGATCATGTGGGCGCGGCCAGTGCGGTGATGCCGCCAACCAAGAGCCCGCCCAAGTACCCGGCAATCCACGGGTCGACCACATCTGCGGCAGTCACGGAGCTCACGATGATGGACAGCGCGGCGCAGATCACCAAGACGGCGCGGAGAGGGGCTCTCACTGCGCGCCCCCCGCCCATGCCGCCAGCATCGCGAGGCCAATGTCGGCGCGACCGGCGTGGTGCGCGTGGAAGCTGGCGTGCGCGTTGGCGTCGATCATCACCTCGACGGCGCCGTCTCGGGACTGGTGCTGGACCCTCAGGACTGGGTCGACGCCGTGGCCCATATGCACGGCGGAGCCAACGATGCTGACCTCGGGCGGCGAGGGCGCCCCGGGCACCTGATCGAGGACCTGGAGAACGCGGACCAAGAGGTTCATCTGCGCGTCGCTGAACCCCTCGTCGAACTCCTGGAGGTCGTCGATGCCGTTGAACGCCATGACGCCGCCGCTCCACAACTTTACGAAGATCACCTCGGCTTCCCTCCATCCTCTTCCGGCTGGCCGGACAGCCACTCGGTGAACGTCTCCGGGTGCATCCAGCGATGCACGGCGTAGGCGCCGGCGACGTAGACCACGTTGACGGCGAGGCCGATGCCGATGACGGCGAGGGTGGTCATTCGCCGTCTCCGTCGATCGGGGGCGATGGCTTGTAGAGATCTGAGTGCAGGAGGTCCCATATCTCGTTGCCCCCCGGCGAGAGCCAGCTCCCGGCCACGTCGATCCCGTGATCAAGCAGCCCAAGGCTGTCCATCCACTGAGCCAGGACTTCCATGTGCCGGTTGCCCTGGGCAAAGATCTGGTGGTGATAGCCCCGCTTCTCACGAAACCAAACGAAGAGGCTCCACACATCCGCGGCGTTATCCTCGGAGAAGCCGCAGCCGCAGCCGCCCATGACCTCTGACCAGAAGAGTTCCTCGCGGCTTTCGTAATGGCCTTCACGCATGAAGTTCTTCAGTGACGCAATGTCTGCTTGCAGCCGCCGCTCGCGCTCGTTCACTCTCCGCCCCTCCACTCCACCGCCCGGGTGAAGCCGTTGTACTTGGCACGGATGTGCTGCTCGGCAGCGTCGCGGCTGTCGAAGAGCCGCAGGTGCCAGGAAGGCTCGCGCTTCAGCTTCTCGACGGCATCGCTCTCGAACCACTCTTCGGGCTGCAACGGGGTAGGCATAAGTCCTCTCTTGCTGACCAGCATGCTTTGCCCGTCGCCAGAGATAATCGCCCACTGCTCGGCGGCGTGGGCGCGAGCCGCGCCGGCCAGGACGAGGCCAACGGCAGCGGCGAGGAGGATGGACCTCATGCGCCGTCTCCTTCGCGAAGCGCCTGGGCCGCAATCTCGCCAATCCGCTTGATAATCGCCTCTGCCGCCAGCCACGTCATATCGGGGACAGCCTCTTTCTTTATCTCCCGCAGCGCCTGCTCCAGCCGCTGCTCGCGCGGCGTCTCGGTAACGGGCCACTCGGCGAGGATGCGCTCGGTGACGTCGTGGGGGAGGCCAAGGTCCTGGAGCGACCGCAAGCGCTGCTGTAGCCAGAACTGGCCGACGCAGGCCGACTCCCCGTCGACGACGACATGGGCGAAGGTCAACCCCGGATCCTTCTGCGTCCCGTACCCGTAAAACTTGATCTTCTCTCCGTCGCTCACCGCCCCAACCTCCATGCCTCTGCGCCGACGACCATAAGGGCGTAGGCTCCATTGACCCGGCGGGCGCCAGTATTGCACCCGCAGCGGCTATTGCCGACCCACACGTAGATCGCCCGGTTCAGGCGCAGAGAACGTGCGCGCGCCCTCTTGGCGACACGCAGGATTTCCGCCGTCCTTGCCCCTTGCGGGGTAGCTGTCTGCTGGTTCATTGTCCCGACCCCCTTGTTGGTTGTCTTGGCACCGCTTCTAGCGGTAGCCCAGACGGGGCACAATAGGGAACATATTCCTATATGCGTGGCGCCCCGCGCCGTGCTGTATGACCCGCGTGGGGTACGCCATTCATAGACCAAGGGAGCTAGGCATGGAAGCGACGAAAGAGCCTGCCGCGTGCGGGCTGCTGCTTTTCGGCGGCGACGGGGAGATCGTCGAGATGAACGAGGCGGCGCGAGCGATCCTCGATGGCCCGGGCGTGGTATGGGCCGAGGGGCACGAGCCAGCGACGCCGCTCGAAGTCTTGGCCAGCGTTTACGCGCGCATGGGCGACAAGTTGTGGGGTGTGAGGCTCTACGACACGTTCGAGTTGGTGGACGGCGGGCACCTCGACGTTGGCGCGCGCAAACTCGCGAACGGCCACGTCCTCGTCGCCATCTCCACCCGAACTCGCTGCGTCATTTGCCCCGACGCCCTGCGCGGCCTCTACGGCCTCAGCAAAGCGCAGGCTCGCGTCGCCGCCCTGCTTGCCGGCGGGGCCGGGACCAAGGAGGCGGCCGTGGAGATCGGCGTGGAATGGGACACGGTGCGCGCGCACTGCAAGAGTATCTGCAAGAGGATGGGTGTCACCACGGTTCGTGAAGCCTGCCGCATCATCCTCACCGGCCCAGCCTGCGCGCTGTAGGGAGGCAGCGCGCGCCGTGGTCGAGTTCATCCACTGGGTGCCGCGGCTATGGGCGCACGGCACCGCCGGCCTCAACGGCGACCAGCGCGCCGTCTACATGGAGGTGATCAACCACACGTACCTGCTCGGCGCCGCGCCCCGCGAAGACGTGGGCGCCCTCGCCGCCCTGATGCAGTGGCGCCCGAGCAAGGTTAAGCGCGTTCTCGAGCAACTGGTCGACGCCGGCAAGATCGAGCGAGCCAACGGCTACCTCGTCGCGAATCACTGCCTCGCGGAGCTTGAGCGCGCCGAGTCGCGGGTCGAAAACGCGCGGTCTGCGCGCAACAGTCGGCGGAAAAAAACAGCCCGTTCTAATTGCGAACCGTTCGTATCTGTTCGTAACCTGGACGTATCTGTTCGTAACCTGGACGTATCTGTTCAGAAGTCGGACGTATCTCACTCCTCGACTGATGAAAATCAATCACTTAGCTCTACGGTGGCCTCTTATAAGAGAGATAAGAGAGAAAACCCCCTTAGCCCCTTGCGGGGCGGGGGTTCGAGGAGCCTGAAAAAAGCGCTTGACGAGGCGATCAGCGGATTGCCATGTTCCCCACCGTCTGCTGAGCAACCGGAGCTTTTCGCAGACAGCGGACCACCTGGCGACATTCAGGCCCCGGCTGCCCCTCAGGCCCCGGCTGCCCCTACTGCCAGCCCGCGAGATGCAGGAACAAACCTGCGAGCCACCGGGGCAAACCCGAGGGCGCTGAAGACAAACCCACGGGAACGGCCGCCACCGGTCGATTTGCCCGATGGGCCAGACGAAGTGCGGCGCGCATTCCTGGCGGTGGCCCAGGGTTACGGCCCGGTCGTCTATCACAACCACATCCGCCCGCTCGGCTTTGCGGTGGCGGATGGGAAGATCACGCTGGTTGCGCCCGGGTTGTTCGAACGCGACTGGATCAAGCAGCGCTACCACGACGACATGGTGCGCGCTGCCGGCATGCCGATTGATGTGGTGGCGCAATGCCGCGACTGATCGGCGGAGAGTTAGGCGACGCCCTCTTCAGCTTCGGCGAACTCCGCGTCGAACGCTGCAACGAGCGCGGCGACGTCAATGTTGTGGTGTTGGTCGATGGCGAGCGCGTGGCCGCATTCTCGATGGCATGCGGCGATGCCCGCGACCTCGGCGCCATTCTGATCAGGAAGACATCAACGGCATGACTGACGCTGACCCGTGGGAGCGGTGGGTGTGGCTGGTCCACGCCGGCATGGATGCTGGCTCACCGGTGGTGAGCGCATGGTCGGGCTTGAGTGTGCCGTTGCTGCCGGCGGTGTCGCGAGGTTGACCAGGGTCGAGCTCGACCCGTCCACAGGCGGCGGCCTGCAGGCGGAGGTCGACCTATGGGCGCGAGGCGGGCGCGGGAAGCGGCCGGGGCTGGCTGCGGAACAGGGTTAGCTGCGGATCGTCATCGCCACCGAGGCCGCCAGCTCGGGCGGCCGTGCTCCCTCAGCGCCTCGAGCACGGCCTGCTTCACGTCGTCGCGGGTCAGCATCACTCTTCTTCTCCTGCAAGGGTTTTGGCGGCGGTGAAGAAGAAAACCGATACTGACATCGAGACGAATGCCCAAGCAAGGCTGGGGCTAACCCCGTAGAGGAACGTGAGAAAACTCATCCACGCGACAAATGCCATGCCGACGCACGAAAACGCAGCGACCGCCATAAGTACCTTTCTCATCCCACCTTCCCCTTCCGTGGTCTCCCGCGCCGTCCTGGCTGCGGATCGGGTTTTGCCTCCGGCTCATCGGCTGCCGGCTGCGGATCGGGTTTTGCCTCCGCCATGGCGGCGAGGTGCCGCGCGATGTCCGCCAGGATCCGCCGGTTTTCGTCTTGGAGCCGCTCCTTTACCAGCGCCGGCTCGCTGATGCCGGCGAGCTCGTTGGCCATGCGGCCTGGCTGGCCCTCGAGGTGCAGCCGGAACGCGTGGGCCAGGGCGTCCGTTGCCGTGGCCACGTCGGCGGTGAGCATGGTGAGCCCTTCCGCCAGGTCGTTCGCGATCTTGAGCTTCCGGTGCCGCTCCTCGAGGAGCGATGCCTCCATGTCCAGAACAGGCGCGTGCCTAGTGGCGCGCTTGTCGTCGACCTTGTACTGAACGAAGGCCGCGACCGCGTCCGCGAGCACGAACACCTGCGCCCGGCTCCCCGGCTTGGTGCCGGCGGGCTTGAGTGTGCCGTTGCGCACGAGGTTGCCGACGTGCGTCTCGGACAGCCCGAGGATGGCCGCGAGTTCCACGGCGGTGACCGCGGCCGGGTCGATCATGGCTGCGGGACGTCTTGCGGTAGCGCGCCCAGAACATCGCGATGGGGCAGTCCCAGGAACTCGGCGATGCTGTTCGCGAGATAGTCGCGCTGCTCGATCCATCCTCGCCTGTACGACATGACGGTGACGCCGCATCGGACATTGCCGGCGATGGAGTAGCGGAGGATCAGCCCGTCGTCGTCAATCTCGCAGAAGGCCGGCTCTGGCCTGCCGCGGGACAGATAGAGCACGTCCGCCTCGGCGTCGTAGTCGGATGCAATCGTGCTCATGGCTGCGGATCGCCCTCCGTGGTGGCTGCGGATCGGATGCTTGGGACAGAGACCTCGATCACCCCATCTTCTGTCATGGTGACGGTTAGCTCGCTTGCGTTCCACCGGATCGTCGTTGGCGCTTTTGGCTCCGGCGCCTCGCCGTCCAGCCCGGCCTCAAGAGCACGCATGGCGAGGACCATGACGGTGTCGACGTCGCCGAAGCGCCCCTGCTCGATCTTGGAGATGCCGGATCGGCACCGGCCCAGCCGACGCGCGAGTTCCTCCTGCGTAAAGCCGAGACGCATGCGCCAATTGCGGAAATCAGCGGGGGTCATGGGCCGTGCTCATCATCTCTCGCTCCTCACCTTGTCTTTGGCCGCCACCTCGGCGATGCGCTCGTAGGCATCGCGGAGGCTGCGGAAATACACCGCCTGCAGCGGCGAAACGTAGACCCAGCGCCTATGCGCCTCCGACCAGTAGCCGCCATGCCGGTGCACATGGCGCCGCATGGCGGCCTGCTGCGGATCCGTCAATTGACGACGAACTCCTCGCCATCGTACTTGGCGGCGTGGCGCTCACGGTAGGCGGCGATGAAGCCGACAAGGCCGAGCGCGCTGCGGTCGGACGGCATGATGGGGTAAGCGCGCACGCCGTCGTCGTCCATCTCCTCAAGTATCTCGCCGTCCATGAGATTGGCGACCGCGTCCCAATCGTAGATCTTGCCGTCGATGCGGACCTGATCGGGGATGCGCTCACGCTCGCCCTGATCGTCGATCCAATCGCACAGCCAGCCGGTTGGCCCCTGAGCCTGCCATCCTGCCGGCGGTTCCGGGATCCGGTAGACTAATGCGTCCACGTACTCGTCCGCGCCGACGTCGTCCATGTGCAGCCGCGCAGCTTCGGTGCTGCTCGCCGCCTCGCCGGTCCACATGACGCCTGGCTCGCCCATGATCGCGTAGTAGTTCATCGCTCTCTCCTCTATCCAATGCTGATAATGTACTCGCGTTGAGCACCGAATGCTATAGGCCGATATTCCTGTGGCCTCCCGTGTCGCGGTTGTCGCAACTGTCGCAAGAGAACAAAAGTGAACGCACGGCCGGCTGCGGATCGGGTGTGGCTGCGGATCGACTTTCCGCCCCGATCGCGCCGTTGCCCCCGTACGGGGGCACCTACCCCCAGGCGGGGCAAGGTCGCCCCGCATGGGGCATAGCCACCCGCCAGGCGGCCGCCAGCACCCGCTATGTGGCAAGGCTACCCCATAGCCCACAGCACCGCCCGAGCGACTGCACATTGCGCCCGCTATGGGGTAGCGCCAGCTTGTGGCCAGCGCTTACCTCACGAGCTCGCGACCGCAGAGTCTGCAGACATAGGACCCGTGGGCGCGGGAGAACGCAAGGCCAGCTACAAGCTGGCCTTGCCTATCTCGCCAGATCCACACTTGGCAACCCAGCGCCAGCGACGCGGCGGCCGCCTCGCGGAGAAGGGCGATCATTCAAAGTAGACCTTGCCATCGTCGCCGACGCAGACGTTCGACTCGCCCCAAGAGCGGGCCGCATCCTGCAAGCGGTCAAACACGGGATCTTCGCCACGGTCGAAGAAGCCGGCGCCGTGCCCATTCCGCGATAGCCAAAAGTCATGGCCAGCGCTGGCGGCGTCTCGAAGCGAGAGCTCCTCATAGCGCGCCAAGTCGCTGGCGTTCCCCGCGCGAAACTGCGCGCAGTCCTCGGCCGCATCCGCAAGCGCGCTTGGCGCAATGTCGTCGAAGGTAAAGCCGGCGTCGTCTAGCGACGTGTCGCCCGTCTCGTCTAGGCCAGCGGATAGCCAAAACGCGCATTCCAGGTATCCGCGCAGAAAGTCGTCCATTGCCCCTATCTCCCTTGCCTCAGTTGCTCACTGCTGCGGCCGCGCAAGCGGCCGCAGGGTGCGAGAAACCGTCAAGCGGCCTTGGCGACGCCCGTAATCAGGAAATCCGCCTCACGCACAAGCTGGCGCAGCGTGGCATTCGGCCGGTGCCAGCACACCGTTAGCGCCGTCTCGCCTATGTCTCGGTGCCGGTGCCCGAGCAAGCGCAAGGCGACGTACACGCGCTTGACCTTCACAGCGTCGCGGGTGTGCCGGTAGTCGTCCGGCGGGTAGTACAGCGGCGCTTCGTCCGGTGCGCCAAGCGGCGCGATCATCTCCCACGCTGGCCCCGGCACCATGCCAAGGGCCGCAGCGGCGCCGGCGGAAACGGTCGCGCGCTGCATCGTGACCAGCTCGCGCGCTTTCGCCGCGGCCTCGGCGACCGTCATGTTGGCCATGCTCGTCACTCCCCTTCCGGCCGCGTTAGCGAGTAGCGGCCATCGCAGTGAACCCATACGCAATCGGCAACGCTGTCCTCGGGCCGCATGGCGATGAAGGCATAACCGTCATCGGTGCCGCCGTAGTGGTATGTGCGCCATCCAGCACCCTCGCCCCGGTGCGGGGAGAAGTACTTGCGCTCGAACGCTGCCAGCGCTCGGGCGTACGGGGCGATTTCATGCTGCTCGCCCGAGCAATCATCCCATGGCACCGTCACCCGCCACGGCCGGCCGGGCGCCCTGCAGATGACGCGGGACGGCCGGTAATCGGTCGGGCCGACGAAGCGCGTTGTGATCGTGATCATGTCCATTCCTCCGTTGGGGTTGCTCACTGTTGCAGCGCCGCAGCGCTGCAACCGCGAGGAACCCCTCGCGTTAGACGCAGTCCCAAATCGCGATGAACTTGCCGCGGCCGTTGACGTAGCCAACGGTGGCGTTGCCATGGTCGTTGATGATGGCGCAGTCGCCACGGAAATCCGCCGGCGGTTCGTCGCGGAACCGCGGCAGGATGTCGTCGCTGTCAAACAGCCCAGGCTCTGGCCAGAAACCGAAATCCGCGCCATCGCCTACGTGCGCGCCGAAGTAGCAATAAGGCGGCGCAAACTCGGCCAGCGCTTCCTGGATCTGCTCCAGCACCTCATCAGCCTCCGCCGCCTCATAGCACTCGGACGCGATGCGAGCCTCGCGGATCAGCTTGCGCTTGGCGGCAAGGCCAAGGCCATGGCACCCGCGGTTCGCCCGTACGTGGTCTTCTAGGTCGTCGGCAAAGGCACGCAATAGATCCTCGGTGCGCAGGGTGCCAGTGCTGACGCTTCCGAGGCTGGCATAATGGCGAATGGTCATGGTCGTTCGTCCCTATCGGATGATGGTGGAGCCGATGATGCGGCACCTAAGGCGCCTACCATCGGCCGGCCGGTACGCTGCTGTGCAGTGCCAGCCTTGCGCGTCCTGCCAGATCCACATCTGCCTATGCTCGGCCGAGGATCTGGCAACGCCACGATGCAGGGCTGTGCGGGCATACATGGCTAGGCCCGTCCTAGGTGGTAGCAAGCCATAAGATATCCCGTGTATTCGGCGAACGGGTCATGGTCGGGATACCATTCCTCGACTAGCTGAGGCTCCTCAATCTGGCGGATGTATACGCCCGGCTCTTGCTCGGCCCATCCGTCATGCTGGTAGGTGTTGGCGTCCATTGCCTGCTCCCCTTATCCAATGACGACATTGTGCCACCTATGGGCAGGTAATGCCACAAGAACGTATTCCCATGCACATGGGAATGGCGTCCCATAGGGCAGGGCGAGGCCAGTCCTAGACCATAGGACGCCGTGCCTATGCCGCCCTACACGTCCACCGTGTACCTACGCACACGCCACGCGAGCACCAGCACAGAACGGGAACATCGACCCCCGCTATGGGGGTATGGGCACCCATACGGGTCCTTCCTGGGGGCCAGGCGAAGCGATGCGGGGCCGCGCGCGACGCTCCAGGGTTTTTCACACAGGAATTTGGTACTTTACAGACGACAAAAACCGTCGAAATCTAGGAATTGGCGCCTAAACCAGCGCAGGAAGGTGTTCCTATGCCCGCCATGACCTCCGCCGACCTCTTGCGCCGCGTGTCGGCTGCTTTGGTGCCCCCGCCGAAGCGCTGGCCGGACGAATGGGCGGATCAGTGCCGCATTCTGCCGCCCGGCTCGCCGGAGCCCGGCCCATGGCGCTCATCCCGCACGCCGTACATGCGCGGCATCGTCCGTGCGGCGGCGTCGGCAAAATACAAGCGCGTCGTGGCCGTCATGGCCAGTCAGATGGGCAAGGCGCTTGCGCTCGACACGCCGATCCCAACGCCGACCGGGTGGACGACAATGGGCGAGGTCGAGCCCGGGGACATCATCTTCGACGACGCTGGGCGACCGTGCGCGGTCGTCGGCGTCTCAGGCGTTATGCACGGTCACGATTGCTACCGCGTGGAGTTCTGCGACGGGACGGAGATCGTTGCCGATGCGGGGCACCTGTGGGCGGTGGACAGGACCAATGGGCGTCGCAAGCCGCGCCAGCCAGCACTGCTGACGACGACGGCGGAGATGGCCGCAGACGGGGTGATGGCCGGGAACTCGGCGAGGTTTACGATCCAATCCGCCGGCCCGCTGCGTCTCCCTGATGCCGACCTGCCGGTCAGCCCGTACGTCCTCGGCCTCTGGCTCGGCGACGGCAATTCGCGCGCGTCAGCGGTCACGTGCGGGACAGAAGACCTCGACGAGACACTTGAGATCCTGGCAGCCGAGGGCTGCGTCACGAGAGTCACCCCAGACAAAAGCTGCTGGCGCGTTGCCCTGCGCCCGGCCGGTGGGGTTCCTCTACTCACGCAGATCCGGCGCCTCGGCCTCTATGCGAACAAGCACGTGCCGCCGCTGTACTTAAGGGCATCGGCGGGGCAGCGCATGGCGCTTCTCCAGGGCTTGATGGACAGCGATGGGTGGGCTGAGAAGAAGTCTGGCTACGCCCTGTTCTGCGTGGTCAATGAGGTGCTGGCGCAAGGCGTCCTAGAGCTTGTCAGGTCGCTTGGGTTCGTCCCGAAGTTCCGCAGGAAGGTGACGAAGTCAGGGTACGAATCTTTCATCATCGGGTTCGGTGCATACAGAGACCGGCCCGTCTTCAGGCTTGCGCGCAAGGCGGAGCGGCTTCCCGACAGGAATGCCCCCGGCGCGAGGTCGTACCTGGCCGATCGCCGCCATATCCGCGCGATCGAGCCGGCCCCGTCTGTCCCGGTCAAGTGCCTGGCGGTGGACGCCAGATCCCACCTGTTCCTGGCGGGCGACGGGATGGTGGCAACCCACAACACTGAGGGCCTCATGAACATCGCCGGCCAGCGCCTGGACGATGACCCGGCGCCCGGCATCTACGTCGGCCCCACCCGTACCTTCGTCGAGACGCAGATCGAGCCGCGCTTCATGAGCATGGTGCGTTCCGCCGTTTGGAGCGAGGAGCCCGGAGGCGTCAAGCGCCCGTCGCTTGCGCAGAAGGTGAGCGCCGCCAAGTCGGCGGACCTGAAGACCAAGAAGGTGATCTCCGGCGTCACCGTTCGGTTTGGGTGGGCGGGGTCGCCAACAGAACTCGCGGCCATGTCGGCTGCGTGGGGGCAGATAGACGAGCTCGACCGGATGAAAGGCAGCGTCGCCGGGGAGGGCGACCCCGTGGTCCTCGTGGCCGCCCGCGGCAAGAATTTCCCCGACTTCACACTGGTGGTCACCTCGACGCCGCTGATGGGCAACGTCGAGACGTACGTTCACCCCGACACCGGCATCGAGCACTGGCAGGTTGCCGATGCTGAGGACATCGAAAGCCGCACGTGGCGGCTCTGGCAGGAGGGCACGCGCTTCGAGTGGGCGTGGCCCTGCCCCGACTGCGGCGAGTACTTCGTGCCGCGCCTCAAGCACCTGAAGTGGCCACCCGATCTGCCGCCCCCTGTCGCTGGGCGCCTTGCCCGGCTGTGCTGCCCGCGGTGCGGCAGCCTCATCGAGGACCGGGAGAAGGCCGCGATGAACGCCGCCGGCCTCTACATCGCCCCCGGCCAGTGGGTCGAGGATGGCGAGGTGCATGGCGACCCGCCGGACGCCAAGATAGCCAGCTTCTGGGCCTCCGGCCTCTGCTCTCCGTGGAAGCCCTGGGAAGACCATGCGGAGGAGTACATTTCCGCTGCGCGCGGCGGAGACCTCGACACTCTGCAAGGCGTCGTCAACACCGGGTTCGGCGAGCTGTTCCGCACGATCGACGGCGAGGCCCGCCCGTGGGAAGCGGTGGCGGCGCTGCGCGAGGACTACGGCTTCGACGAGGTGCCGCATCGCGCCCCACTGATCACTGCCGGCGTCGATGTGCAAGGCGACCGCCTCTACTTCGTCGTGCGCGCGTGGGCCGCCAGGCACGAAAGCTGGCTCGTCCGCCACGGCGCGCTGCACGGGGAGACGGCCAACCCAGACGCCGGGGCGTGGCTGGCGCTTGAGCAGCTCCTGACGCGCGACTTCTCCGGCCGGCACATCATGATGATGGCGGTAGACACCGCCTACAACCCGAGCGACGGCTCCCAGTACGACCACGCCGTCCAGGCGTTCGCCCGCCGGCACCACGACCGCGTAATGGCGACATGGGGCCGGGACCAGCTCACAAAGCCCATCTCAATGAGCGAGATCGACGTCAGCGTGAACGGCCGCGTGATCAAGCGCGGCCTGAAACTCTGGAACGTCCACACCGACTACATGAAGGGGTTCCTCTCTGCCCGCCTCGGCTGGCCCAAGGGTGAGCCCGGCGCGTTCCACCTCCCGGCGGACACCACCGACGAGTACTGCCGGCAGATGACGTCGGAGCGACGGGTGATGTCGCGCAGCGGCAAGCCGTCGTGGCTCCGCGTGCGCCGCAGCAACCACTACTGGGACTGTGAGGTGATGGCCTACGCCGCGGCCTACCGGATGCACGTGCACGCGATCCCGGAAGAAGTTCCTGCCGCACCGGAGGCGCCTGAGCGGGCCACGAGGAGGGCGGCGCCTCAGAAACCTGCGCGGCGGCAGTGGCTTGACCCTGCATGGCGGCGATAGTCGTTGCCGGCGCCCGTGCGCTGGTGTACTATACAGATCTGTGAAATAGGAACGGCATCCCAGGTCTTTGGCGCAGGACGCAGCCGCCATCCAGGCTAGGATCGACGCGCTCGACGCAGCGATGGGCGCGGGCATTCGCCGCGTCCGCTACGGCGACACCGAGATGGAATACTTCTCGATCGCCGAGATGCAGGCTGCCAGATCTGCGTTGGTCAACGACCTGGCTGTTGCCGGCGGGACGGCCCCGCGCCCCCGCATGTACCGCACGCGTTCGCCGGGCCGCTGCCTGTGATCAGGCCGCAGGCCGCCCTCGACAGCGGAATGCAGGAAGGGCGGCTCCGCCGCTGGCCTGGATCGAAGCGCACCGCCACCGAGGAGATCATCCGCGACGCCGGCGTGACGGTTGGACGCTGCCGCGACGCCATTCGCAATACCCCATGGGGCCGCAAGGCTGTCGATACGTGGTCCTGCGCCGTCATCGGGACCGGCATCAAGCCGAGTCCGCGCCTCGACAACAAGACTGCCCGAGAGCGACTGCTTGAGGACTGGAGGGACTGGACGGACGAGTCGGACGCAGACGGCCGCACCGACTTCTACGGCCAGCAGCGCCTTGCGGCCCGAGAGCTTATGGCCGCCGGCGAGGCATTCTTCCGCCGCCGGTGGCGGCGCCCGCAGGACGGCCTCGTCGTGCCGTTCCAAATCCAGTGCATCGCATCAGAGCAACTCCCGGTGTGGCTGACCGGACCGTCCGAGACTGTGGGCGCCACCGGCTCGCCCGCCGGCAACCAGATCCGTGCCGGCATCGAGTTCGACGCGATCGGCCGCAGGACGGCATACCACTTCTTGCGCTTGCACCCGGGCGATGCCGCGTACCGGCTTGGCGAGGTGC